AGCTGAAAGTTAAGTTCAGCCATTAGCAGGTAACCCCATATTTAGGATTAGACATAATTGGTACTGCTGTTGGGATACCTTTCTGACCTTGGAGCACAGAAAGAAGATATTCTAAACTAGCAACCCTTTCCTTCAATGCCTGAAACTCTTTCTTTTCTTGTTCAGTCATCTTTAGGCTCCACATCTTCAATATCGTAGGTTACTTCCTCAGCCTCAACTACAGGAGAATTAAGACCAGAGATGTTGATGGATATTTGGGGGGTTCCTCCACCAGCTTTAGTAGCTTCAAAGGCAGACACTGGGACAATACGATCCACAATCAACTTCCATGCAGCAGCTTGGTTCTTATGGTCGTCATTAAGGGCTGCATCGTAGATAGCCTCTAGGACTTTAGCTGACTTAGGACTGTTTAACATCCTAGCCTTGTATTCATTGATAATAGCTGTATCCCCTTTGGGACGACCAAGGACACCCTTGTTCTTCTGTTTCTTGGCTACTATCTCACCCTTCTTGGGTCTACCTGCTTTGCGTTTAGTTGGTTGGTCTTCTACTGACTGATCCATGTTTACCCTTAATCTGGACATGAAGTATGCCTCTAAGAAGTTAATCTTAAAGGCTATTTAGAGGGAATCTAGATGAATATATCTTAATTAAGATTCACTTATAGCCCCTTGAGGACAGATAAGGTTCATCAGGATTCCATACTTTGAACGGGTTACCTTCCTTGAAGATACATCCCGTATTCTTTACTTAGGTAGCCCGTCTACCTAGCTTTCATCTGAGTTCCCTGTGTGCTTGTTCACACAAGGTTGAGGGTAGCATATTTTTAAAGAAAAGTCAAGTCTTTTTTACAACTATTTTCAATTATTTTACATTTAGTTGTCTAGACACCCCATCCAGTACCCTTACTTCATAGCCCCTTGTGGGCACTTTAAAGGCTCTCACAAGGCCCTATGATGTTCGCTTCGCTGGCCTCCTGTGCACAGATTGTCTCCCATGTCTTCCCACTATTTCCCACTACCTAACCTGTCCCCAATTAGTTGTCATACAACTTCTTTGATTTTATTAGACTTTTTTGTCATTTGGAAGTCTTTCTTAATTACTCCTTTTTGTGTACTTTATAGGCTCCCACAAAAGTAACTCACTCGTCCTACCCCCTCCCCCCATGTTAGTAAGTACTCACCAGCGTTAGCGATGTTCCACGTGAAACTAATCAGTATACTTACTAAGTTATCCACAGGTTGTACACATATGCACAGACTTGCATAGGTTACGTGTGAGGGATGATGTAGCACCTATTAGCTACTACCTAGACCTAGTCAGATATCTGTAAGGAAACTGTCGGGAAACCGTCAGCAGTGTCAAAATGTCGACACCAGTTTGTAAGTTATCTGTAAGGTTTCTGTCGGAAAGTCGACAGTAAATGTAATACTAGAGTATACATTAGAGTATTAAAGTATTCATTTATACGTTGAGCACTGCGTTGGCATAGTTTGTGCATGGTAGTTAGCACAGCACAATCGCTGTTAACCGTTCACCAAGTACAGGAGAAACTACCATGAAAAATCGTATCGTTGACACCGTGATTTATGTATTAGGGTTTATCTCTATTGTTTTAGTCTGGCTTACCGCCTAAGATAAACACCTCATTAACTCATCCAGTAAGGAAGAAACATGTCTCAAGACGTAAAAATCAACGTTCAATCTGTAGTTAAACTGTTATCAGAGGGCTTTACTGATACTGACCTCAATTATGACGATGAGCCGATGACGGCCTTCGACTACCTGCAAGACGCCCTAGATATTGAATACATTGTCGCCTCTGACCGTAAGACTTATCTAGGTGCTAGGGTCTTAGTGGCCTTCGGTGGGCCTAATATCTGGATTAACACACGTACAAAGACCGTTGAGGGCCACTGGTGGGCTGATAGCTACACCGAAGCGTACACCGATAGCATCAGCCTTGACGAAGCCTTAGAAGAACTGTTCAACTGTTAATTGGAGGCTTAAACCATGAACACCGCAACAACACAAACAGCCACCTATTACGATAAAGAATTTAGCCACTTAGAGGGTGAAACTGCCACAATGAAGTTACAAAATGAACACGGGGCAACCCGCTGGATAACTGTAACACCTGAGCAGATTAGGGCTATTCTTGAGATTTTGAACCAATCAGAGGGCTAAACCATGACTTATATGCTAATTTGTCGGGAGGGTGGGTGGTCTAAGACCTTTGAAGGCTCAGAGGCTGAGGTTATTCAAGAGGCTGAACGTCTATCTACTTTCCATGGTTCTATCTTCGGGGTCTACGAAACGCACACGGGGCGCTTAGTAGGCGGTACTTACATACCTGACCCTATTTATGTCTTTCAGAAAGACTAAAATACCTCAACGTGTCGCTAAAATAGGAAAACGTAAACATATGAAGTCAAAACTAGAATTCCACGAACTAGAACGCATGGCATGGAGGGATAACAACCCTCTACACCCTGAGCTTGTGTCTATGCGTCAAGAACTGATTCACTTGCTTAGGATAGCCAATTCAGTAGCATCACGCTATGACGGGGTGATAAACAATGCCTTTGAGGATGACGATTTTGCATCGGTGGCATTGTGGGCAACCTTCATTAACCATATTGACAGCTTAGAGCGTGACCTTGGAGAAGACCTATGACAATGTTAATACTTTTTTATACAGTTGACTTAGTACTGGAGTATGACCTATGGTAAGTAAATCTAACTGGCCTTTCCCTAGTGAATTGCCACCAAAGAAACCTAACGACAACTTACCACCCAAGTACAATCCTGCTAATGACGATCCTAGCCCTTTATAGGGGTCTAGAAGGTGGGTAAAATGATTAACCAATGGCTAGGTAGCCTAGAGGAGTAAAAATGCATTGTGTGGCTTGTAATAAGTTGCTTACAGACTTCGAAGCAACAAGACGGAACGCTATAACCAAGGACTTTGTGGACTTGTGCAAGGTTTGTTTTGAAGATGTGAAGGGGTTATTCCCTGTCATTGAACGGAAAGACCTAGTAACAGAGTCGGATTTAGACCACAGTGAACGAGACATTGATGTAGAATTCAGTGAAATGGACACAGGGGATTGTAGAGACTATATAGACTATATAGTATCTAATGACTCCTATGATGTTTCATAGATGATACATAGAAGTAAAATACACTATTAAAGATACCTTAAATACTTATGTCATTAAAGAACTTTAAAGTGCAACGGAAAGAAGAAACCTATGTTAAAAGTTGAAATTGACATTGAAACAGGAGAAAGAGTGTTTAATGCTGTCTTAAAATCACAGTATGGGGATTTGTCTCCTAACATTGGGGGTTGTCCTATGTATTCCTATGACAAAGAGGAAAATCAAAGGGAGTTTGATAAACTGAAAGAAGCGTACCATTTAGTTATGGAATATAACGGAATTGACTTTAAGGAGTTAAACAAAGATGAATGAATACGGTGCAACAGACAAAGAGGTAGACGATTGGGTGTTCAAAGAGGAAGCCCACTATCACCACACTATCAACGATGTAGCTGAGTTAATCTCCGTCTACGGTTGGCAACAGGTGTTAAAAGATATCCTTGAAGCTGAAAGGAATCAAGCATGGTAATGTCTTTGTGTATTTTTGTATTAACTTTGTTGAAAGTGAGTCTTAAGTAATGAAAGCAATTATTGAATATGACTTGTTCAACGCACAAGATGCTCACGCATACAAGTGCTCACAGAAGGCCGTAGAAGCCTTTTATACGCTAGAAACCTTGATGGATGACCTAGAGGTATTCCTAGCTAACAAAACCACCTCAGAAGCCTGTTTATTGGACATTCAAAGGGTGTTACTTCAATGGCGAAAGTCTAACAATGTTTAAGCCAGCCTTGGGTTGGAGAAAAAGGAGAAAGATTATCATGAGTAAATCAGATGGCGGTAAAGGTTCAAGCCCTCGCCCTTTTAGCGTATCTCAGGCTGAATATGATGCTCGATGGGATGCAATATTCAGTAGAGACTTAAAAGAAGAAAGCACTATAGAGGAAGAAAACGATGAAGTATCCTCATTTGTATCTGATGAAGAAGGTAGCCTTCAGTGTCTACGTTGTGGAGGTGTCGATACTATGTACGTAGCCCCTAACGGGATGCACCGTGTATGTGACCAATGTGGTAACGCTGAAAGGATTCTTCATGACGACCCTGACTACTAAAGAAGTCATTGAGATGGCTAAAGAGGCTGGAATGATGCCGCATAGTGTTTATGACTTTGCCATTTATGTTGAAGAACTTGAAGCCTTTGCCAAACTGGTAGCACAACACGAGCGTGAGGCGTGTGCAAAGCTGTGTGAAAACTTTGGTGGATTCAAAGACGGACATAGTTGCGCTGAATCAATCCGAGCAAGAGGTGAAGCATGACTTACAACTGTTGCCACAACTGTGGAGTTAGAAAGCCGTTTTTCTTTATGCAATGCCAACGATGCGGAGTTAAACCATGAAACAAGATGAAATCATTCAAATGGCTGAACAATGCGGATTGCCTGAGTTTGAAAATAATGAAAGCCAAGCACTCAGCCTCGTAATGTTTGCCAAACTGGTAGCAGCTAAAGAGCGTGAGGCGTGTGCAAAGCTGGTAGATGACAACGCAAAGGCTTGCATAAACAACAGCATGGCTCAAATGGTGTTGTACGCAAATGCCACAGCAATCCGAGCACGGGGGATTACACAAGTATGAGTGCAGTTAAAATTGCTTCTAAGTTCCTGAAACACATACCGTGTGAAGCCTGTGGTTCCTCAGACGGGAACAGTCTCTATGACGATGGACATTCGTACTGTCATGTTTGTAGTGCGTACACATCAGCAGATCATGTCGATTATGTCGGTACTTATAAACATGAACAGACAAAACCATCAAAAGAAAGTAAACCAATGACATCAAGAGGTGAGATTAAAGCTATCCCTGATCGAGGAATTACACAGCAGACGTGTGAGGCCTACGGTGTACGACAGGATGCTACAAAGCATTACTACCCTTACTTTGACCAAGATGGTAAGGAGGTAGCTGCTAAGGTACGTCATGTTGAGTTGAAGAACTTCAATGTTGAAGGTAGCTGGTCACAGGCGGCCTTATTCGGTCAACAACTGTTCGCTAAGGGAGGTAAGTACATCACCCTCTGTGAAGGTGAATTAGACGCTCTAGCGGCCTATCAGATGACAGGTAGCAAGTGGCCTGTTGTGTCTATCCGCAACGGTGCTTCAGCTGCATTGAAGGACTGTAAGGCTAACTATGAATACTTAGATAGCTTTGCGGAGATTGTGATCTGTTTCGATGCAGATGATGCAGGGATTAAGGCTTCCAACGAGGTAGCTGAACTCTTCGGTAGCAAATGTAAGATTGTTAAACACTTAAAGGACTTCAAAGATGCTTGCGACTATCTTAAAACTGGTAAAACCGCTGAGTTCGTCAACCAATGGTGGAGAGCTGAGACTTATGTGCCCGATGGAATTGTGGCAGCGTCTTCCCTATGGTCAACAGTCAATACTCCGGAACCAGCAGCTGAGGCTTTCTATCCATTCAAAGGACTCAACGACCTCTTATATGGACTACGACGAGCTGAACTCATTACGGTCACAGCAGGCAGTGGACTTGGGAAGAGCCAGTTTCTCCGTGAAATCCTCTTCAACATCCTCAACACAACCAATTGGAACATCGGAGGAATGTTTCTGGAGGAATCAGTACGAAAAACTGCTAGAAGTGTTATGTCTCTCCATGCAAACAAGAAGTTGCACCTGCCAGACACACCAGTGTCAGAACAAGAGCTGAAGGAGGCTTTCGATGCTACCCTTGGAACTGACCGTATTTTTCTATTCGATCACTTTGGTTCTCTTGCTTTGGACAACGTTCTTAATCGTATACGATACATGGCCAAGGCTTGCGATTGTCGTGTTGTGTTTCTTGACCATATTAGCTTGCTTGTCTCTGGTATGGATGGGAATGACGATAGGAAAGCTATTGACGTCTTGATGACTAAGCTAAGGACTTTGGTTCAAGAGCTAGAGATTACGCTTATCTGTGTGTCTCATTTGAAACGTCCTAACAGCGACAAAGGTCACGAAGATGGTCAGGCAGTGTCTTTGTCTCAACTACGTGGTTCAGGCGCTATCGCTCAGTTGTCTGACGCAGTGATTACTCTAGAACGTAACTCAATGAGTCCTGACGCCAGTGTACGACATACAACTAAAGTAGCAGTTGCCAAAAATAGATATAACGGTCTTACTGGCCCTGCTTGCTCGTTGAAGTATGACTTGGATACTGGTAGAATGTACGAAGTTGTGATGGAGGAACTATGAGGTATTCCATTCGATTTTTAGATAATGGTTGGTATGTGCTGGATCTTGGTGGCATGTGTGCTATAAAGGTTTCAGGCCCTTGGCATGACGAAGCAACAGCCAAATGGCAACTTGAATACATACTCAAGGAGAAGAACACATGACAGAGATGCTTATTGTGGGTAGCACAGGCATTGGTTACGCTGTAGTTGGTGTACTCCAAGGCCTAAAAGGGGAATACAGTAACATGGCTATCTGGCTAGGTTACTCTATTGCACAAGTTGGACTCTTTATAAATCTCAAATGAAAACTATCCTAGCACCTAACGCACCGTGGTACACTGCTGAAGAGCTTGTGTGGCCTAATGAAGTTATAATCAAGAAGCCTTACGTGCCTAAGAAGATCGAGAAGCGTACACAAAGGGCTAAACCCTCAGAGATTGACAAGAAGTTTGAAGAGTGGTTGTCTACTATCGAAAGGATCAAATAATGAGCAAGAACGGAGTGAGCGTATGATTAACGAGCATGACATAAAAGATATGTGGGATAAAGAGACTCAGGAAGCCTATCTCAAGTGGGCTAAAGAGTACGGATTACCTTTTGAACCTTGGAACGGACAACCTGCTGTATCTGCTGCTTGGATAGCTGCTGTGAAGTGGTATAAGGGGAAAAACAGTGATAGATAATTATGAACGCTTAGTTGGTAGACTCATGGACTTAGAGACTAAGTTCTATGAACTGCAAGACAAGTATCAAAACCTGATAGACTCTTACGAAAAGCTGAAAGAAACACATGAGAATTGCTCTCGACATAGAGACGAACTTGGTACACGATACGCTCCATTTGTGCGTAACTCAGGACATTGATAACACAGAGGATGTAAGAGTATGGAAAGCTCCAAACGGCCTATGGGACTACTTAAAGGACGCTACATTGATAGTGGCCCACAACGGCATAGGATTCGACTTCCCGATCTTGAACAGGCTATGGGGGACGAAGATTGGCTTGAAGCAGGGCTACGATACTCTCGTAGTGTCAAGGCTCCTAGAACCGACGAGGGAGAGAGGACACTCTCTAGAGGCATGGGGAAACGAACTAGGAAAGGAAAAGATTGATTATGGAAAAGTATGGTCTTGGATGGTTGGTAGACCTGAAGAATACTCTGGTGAAGCTTTCGATAAACCTATCCCTA